ATCTCCTGGTTCCTGATCGGCCCCGCAGCTCTGCCGTGGCGCTTCCAATCGGCCTCGTAGACCCGGGTGGGAGACTTGTTGCGCTCAGTCGCCCAGCAGAATGCACAGAAGTCTGCGCCACGGGCCCCGCCGGTCAGGAGCAACGATATGGGCGTAGAGGCATGGATGCCGTCGAGCACCTCATCGACCCGCTTCCGCTCGGAATAGTCGCGGCCACCACAGACGAGGACAATCATCACTCCACCTCAATCACAGTGAGCCACCAGATCATGATGCGATCGTCGCGGTCCACTCCCTACTCCTTCAGCCAGTCGATGATGGCGCGCAGCTCATACCCAGCGAAGGCGACCTCGTCTTCGGTTGCGTTGTCGCGACCAAGCACCACCAGCATCTCCGGCACCGCTGCGTTGTCAATGCCATGCTGCATAGCTTTGGCGAGGTTGTCTCGGATCAGTCGCCTGATCTGGGTGCGGGCCGCTGCTGACGTCGCGCTCACGCCGACACCGGGGCGGCAGGGGCGGCTGGCGGCGGCTGCTCAGCCAAAATATTTAGCGGCCTCTGCGTCGGGGCGTCCGCATCTAGCGTGTACGGGTAAAGCCTCGACAGTTCGTCGATCGTCATCCCTTCATGCTCTTGGGCGATGGCGTGCTGCTGCACATAATCATTTCCAAGATCGACATGCCACTTCTGAGGTGCCAAAGAGCGCGACTGAAAGCTCGTCCTGACCCATGCCAGTATCATGTTTTCCTATGCTCCTAACGATCTCCTCCGCTTCGTCACTCATGCTCCAGCCTCTCTCGGACTTTGGCCCACCACTCGTCCACAAAACGCATACGCTCTTCGACCGGCTGTATCTGACCAGCGTAGCCAGAGATGAAAGCAGCAGAGACAGCCAACAACGACCTGACGCTGACGGTTTGATCCCGTTGAAACCGAGGAGACTGTCGTATTGCTTGCGAGACTACCGCAATCATCGCCGCTTCTTCTTCGTCCGCTTCTGGGTCAGCACTCATTGCGATCCTCCCGCTTTCGCGCCACCCGCTCGACAGGCTCTTGCGCCGGCTTATCGCTCCAGGGCCCGTTGTTCTTGCAGGTACAGTCGCCCTCGGCCGCTTCGCCGCACTGGCAGCGACGGTGGGGGTAGGTGTAGGCGGGCTTAGTCATGTTCCCAGCCTCTCAAATAATCATGCATCGAGCGCATCTCATCATCCGTCAGCCGACGCCTCGTCGAGACCATGATTGACTTCTCGCTTCCGGCATCTCGACTAACGCCAAGCACGATTGGTTGACGAGATAAAGGCGGCTTTGGGCACGGCCCGCTGAAGCCGTGGTACTTGAACATTTCTTCTCCTGCGGGCATTGGTTCCCCGCACAAAACACAAACTGGTTGGTGATCGGGCTCAAGCTCCTTTGGCCATTCCCATCGAGAAAGAGAGGATCCAGAAGCCATATAGAGAGGATGCTTCGGCCAACCATACTTGGTCACGCCAAGAGCCATCGGCTCCTTGTTCTCAAGCTTAGCCAAACGGACCATCACCCTCGCGCGGGCAACCCACAAATCTCTGAACGCGGGCGGAGCACCAGACGGCAAAGCTCCCCAAGCAAACACCAGCTTGCTAGCGCCCTCAAAAGCGTAGGCGAGCTGCACATCAGACCCATGAGACCCCCACTGGATGAGATCGGACATGGACGCGGTAAACAGGTCGCGCGCCTTGGTAGCGCGCATCGTGAAGAGGTTGACGACACGCATGAGACCACACCGCTCCCGAGCTGCAAAAGCCTTGCAGCGTCGGATGGTCGGATCATCAACGGTATCGTCAGCCGTTGACGGGTTCAGCATGACGAACACAATTCTGTCAAGCGGAAGGTCTGGAATGATCCTAGTGAGGAAGACCCTGTGCTCAGCCATCTTCTTCCCTTTCCGCCGAAAGTGCGATTGCGACCGGTGCCCACCCAGGTGGGGGCTGGGTAAATGCACCGATCGCCTCGGCGCCCTTCCTGCGGGGGCGGCGCCGACCCCCAGGCTAAGTTAACAACGCCCTACGTTGTTTGCAAGGGCTATGTTGACAATTTCGACGGGGCCTCTGTGAGCCAGTCGATCGGGACGAGGATAACGGTGCTGCGGCCGCCGTCGCCGGAATTCTCCCTGACGCGCCCCTCTTTCCACGCGCGCTTCGCCAACTCTCGGAGGCGCCACATAGGCAGGATCATGTAGATCAGCGTGCGGTTTTGCTCATCGCGAAGCTCGTGGACCCAGTGGTCAGCCTCGGTGGCGGCGAGGCCGGAGCGCTTCCCATTGTTTCGGATCTCGACGCAGATGTTGCCCGTCTTCTCCCAGATGTGGCTCTCGGTCTTGAGCTCGATGCGCTTGTCGCAGAGGATCTCGCCGAGATCGGTCTCCGCATCCAGGCCGCGCCTCAGCTGGAGGTCGAACTTCTCCCTCTCATTGCGAGCGCTGCGAACGTAGTTCACAGATACGGAACCGCCGGGAAATATTCAGGGACTGAAGCGCGCAACACGGCCTCAGCCGTGACTAAATAAGAGGCCTTTCCCTCCTCGCCGAGCTCGGACTAAGTCAGGCCTGTGGGGTCGCCCAGCTCTTCAGTTTCAGCATCGTAGAGCGCCTTGGCGCCGGCTTCAATTCGATCGCGATAGATGAAAATCATGGCTGTTCTCCCGGCGGCGCCAAGACGGGCCCGCGATGCTTCTGCTCCTCGGTCGAGATGTCCTTCAGTGCGGGCGTCACCAGGGCCGGCACGAGGCCCGGCACGCCATGCACCACCGCGTTCTGGGCGAGGTCGATGAGCTGCAACCGCTCGTTCGACAGGCGCTCCTGGGCCTTGCTGTGGAGCTCGGCCTCGGCGATGCCCTCCTGGCTCTTGATGTGGCCGATCTCGCCGGCCACGCGCAGTTGATCGGTCTGTGCATCGACCTGATTGGCCTGCACCTCGGCCTGCTTGCCTGCGGCGTTGGCCTGGGCGGTCAGCGTCGCCGCGTCGGCCTTCTGCCTCTCGATCTTGAGCTTCTCCTGCTTCTCGATCAGCTCGGGCGGCGGAGCGGCCTGGGCAGATGGCGGGGCAAAGAACTGCTCAGGGTTCGACCAGCCGAGGGCGCGGATGGCCATGGTGTCGATCGCGATCGGGTCGTAGAGCGCCGGGCTCTCCTTCTGCAGCTGCTTCAGCGCCATCACCTTCATGATGCGCTGAGCGTGGCTGGAGGTGTTAGGATCGGCCTGCGGCACCAGATCGTAGTCGTCGAGGGCCTTCAAAAAGGTCTCCTGGTCCCACTGGCTCGCCGGCTTCTTGTTGCGTTGCCAGAAGCTCTCCGGGTTATCCCGGAAGCATTGCTTCAGCAGCTGGAATTCCTTGGCCTGCGAGGTGTGCATGCGCTTGTGCACCGAGTTCACGATCTTCTGCGCCTGCTCGATCTGGGCGATGGTGGTGCCGACAGGCGCATCGGCGCGCCCCTCGCCGACGGCCTGCTCTGACGTCCCGCCAAGCCGCTGGCCGGTCTCGGCGATCGACGTCACCAAGGCCATCAGTGTCGGGCTTGGCTCCTTGTACGGGAGAGCCATGATAGCGTCTTTGACTGGCATACCTCCAGTCTTGACGGTGGCAGCCCCACCGGGCGGAATGCGAAAGATATTGGAGTTCTGTCGAGCTCCGGTGTCAGCAAGTATGAACCCGGGGAAGTTGGCGTACATTCCGGCATCAAGAAGTTCACGCCAAGCGGCGGTGATAGCATTGGTCGTATTCCCGAGAATATGGAGAAGACCAATACCATAAAATCCCAACCCTGGTACGAAGGTGTACTCAACAAATGTTTCGCGAGGCTCTGGTAGTTCTTCGCCCTCATTGAAGTTACGAACAACACTGAGGACTTTTCTTGATGTAACATCTATGGTTACCCTATAAGGGATCTCAAGGCCGGTTTCTTTGCCATTGTATGCGTGCTCGTAACCAACAATGTCGAGCTCGCAGTAGCACTCGTAGATCTCGCGGTCCCGATCGCCCGGCTGCGAGGTGCTCTGCCTCAGACCCTGCTGGTTCAAGCGCTCCTGCTGGGCCGGGTCGAGAACCGGTATCTTGGCGTCCTCCAGCTCGACGTCGCGGTAGACGCCCAAGATCTGCAGGCGCTTCACCGTGCTCGGCCGCATCATCGATCGATGGGTGATGCGCTTGGCGTTGGCGAGATTGATCGCCTCCATGTTGACAATCAGATCGTCGGCATCGACCGTCTCGATCGACGGCCGCGAGCGCAGTGGGCAAAAATAGACCTTCTTGAAGGCCTTCCCGCCAAAGCCGAACAGCAGCAGCATCCGATCTGTGTCCGGGTAATATTCGGACGCGGTCACCGTCAGGAAGTGGTTCATGTCCTTCTCGAGGGCATTCGCCAGCTGGTCCTGGTCGGCGCTCGACCCGTCGCCGTCGATGCGGATCTTCACTGGGCCGTCGGTTGGCAGCAGCTCACTGCGCGCGTTCGCCTGGAAGCGTAGCACGGCCTCGAGTAGGAGTGGGTGGCGGAC